GGTTGGTTGGTCTGGTCCATTTATTGTCTGCCATCTATTACTCCTTTTTATCTCCGAAAATTACTCTTTCTCGAACGATTCTTAATTCTGCCGCAGATTCTCGAATTGTCATTTTTGGCTGTTCATCATTCTTATCTGATCCCATCAAATATCCAAGAACTTTTAGGTTAATAGAGGTTGTAAATTTTCTTTCTTCATCGGACAAATTTGCTGTATTATTTTCCAAACCAAAATCTCCATCTACAAAACCCTCAAACCTGTGACCTTCGTTATTCATAAAAAAGTTATTTATTTGGCCAGTGTAAGCCAAGAATGGGGTCACTATTTCATTCATCTGCTGTTGATATTCGGTATTGACAGTTAACTTATAACTCATAACCACATAAGTGGGCAAAGGCATAGTAATTGTTTCATATACGGCTTTGTCGCTTTTATAAGGAAAAGTTTGCTGGTCAAACAATCTTTTTGCATCAGCGTTTTTAAAATTTGCAGTTTTTTCTTGTTGAAGTCTCCTGGCCACGGTAATGGCTCCACCTTTAGCATCATTTTGACGAGGGATGTGAGACCATGCCACACCTTTCATATTGGGGTCTTTAACCACCGAAGTTCTTTCGATACTAATAACGGGTAGAGTGAAGACATCGCGATTTCTTAATTCTTTTTTATCCTTTATTTGATAAGCTCTTTCTGCCATAGACCAAATAAGAGGTACCTTTTTCCACCCTTCATTTGTTGTGCAAAAAATGTCCAGCTCTTCGTTTAACCAATTAAACAAGGCAACGTCCACCGTTTCAATAGTAGAAGGCATGAATTCCACCTCTCTCAGGGCGGGGTTTTCTATCTTGTTTCCATTTTTATCAAAGTACGGTCGGAAACCATCGTATGTATCTTCTCTACTGCTCATATTTTATCCTTGGAAAATGATCAACGGAACGCGCTTTTGAACATCATTAGTGGCATCTGTTTTTTCGGCATCCTTCTTAGATAGTTCGACATATGTTAATTCATCCAAAATAGTCTTAAGTTCTTCTCTAAGCTTTTCCTGCTCCTCTTTCGCCTGACTTAGCAGAGCATCAGCATTTAAATTGACTGATTCTCCCGGTATCGGAATGGTCTGGAACTTTCCTCTAATTTGCGCCAAAGTCTCTTTTGATAAAGCTAATGCAAAGCGCCTAATCCACTGTTTACCAATAGCATTGATATTTTCATATGGGATATTATCAAAAGGAAGTGTGTTCATGTTGTTAATTCCGCTAATGCCCGTATCTGTTGTTCCTGTCTCTTCCCACGCATCAGGTATAATAGAAAAATCAACCCACATAAATCTATAATCTGAAACAAGATCTGGAGCGGGGAAGATTCTCAAATGATTATCTTTAAGTTCATAAGAGTAATGGGATAATCTAGTATAAATATTGTCTTCATAAGCCATGGCTTGAAGTTTGTTTTGCCAAGTTGGAATTATTTCGAAAGTAGAATCGTCAGTATATTGACCATAATAATTCAAATTACCTACCACATTCAAACCACCGAAATAGCCAAAGAATCTCCACATTGCATTTGGTGTTTTATAATATACTTTTTTAATTATTACTCTCTTGTCTCCGACGATACCAGCATATGCTGCAGCTCCGCCGGAAGGATCTGTGCCGGTTGCTGAAGATCCCGAAATAATAGATTGCAAATCATAGTCCTGCTCACCTTGAATCAAATTAAACGAAGCAGAGTAGATAGGAATAGTTCCCCCTATTCCAGCTTCGGTAGAATAAGCATCTGATATTCTCCTCTCTATTTCAAAGGAAACTCTGGGGAATTTAAGATTAACATTTTCTGGACCCGTAATCCTTTCCCCTTCGTGATCAAAGGTACCTGTAGTTTGGCCAAGTACATCCGATAAAATGTTCTTGGATTGATGCAAATTCACCAAATAACTATATTCTAAAACGGCTTCTTGGTAGTTAGCATAGACATTACCAGTCTTTAGCTCAATGTCTAAGACATCACCACCGATTTTTTTATAAGTGTAGGCCACCTGATCGGATGCTCCTGATAAGAATTGGGATGAATCCGAGTAAACTTCCAGCGGAAGAAGTCCAGCTACTTCAGTAACTGTCCCGGTAGCGGGCAATATTGACTTGCTCATTTGGCTAATCGGGGTTAAAGTTGGAAATGCCATTATAAATTTTCTCCTAATTCTAAGTAGTTTCCACAAGCACAAAACCCCCCCACAAAATGTGGGAGGGCCTTATTTGAGGTTAAAAACCTATAATACTGATTATAGATCTTCTACGATAACGAGACCGTACATATCTGGACGAACCATCTTCTTCGCGTAGCGAGTCATGACACCCTTACGTGGCACGAAGTCCTCTGTTCCGAAGATTGTTGGTGTCATCTGGAGTGGCACGTATGGTGCGTATACATATCCGCTTTCGAGGAATGAAGAACCTTTACGACCAACCAAGACAACGTTTCTTGGGAAGTAAGGATCGACGTAAACGTCGAACTTCTTGCTCAAAGAGCCGACTTTAACTGCGCCGATTTCGCCGCGATCATCGTCGTGAGTTACGCTTCCACGGAATCCTGCAGTGAACTCAAGGAGGTTGGCAACTTCTGGAGAACAAACTACAAAGTTTGCGCCGCCTCTTAGGGTCTTGCGATGGATCTGTGCAGAAACATCATTAATTGTTTCAGCCAAGGTTTCATACCATTCTGAAACGTTACCAGTGAAGTCTGGGTAAGCAACAGGCGTAGTCGCATCACCAGCTGTTCCTGTGCGACGGTTAACAAATTTACCGGGCAAACGTGACCAGTAAAGCTTTTCAGCTGTTGCACCTTTTACAAGGTCTTCAAGAATTTCTTGATCGATTTCAAGAGCAATGTGCTCTGAAAGGATGGAAGTCAACTCAACTTCTGCATCCAAGTTGTGGTATGCGTTCAAGTCTTGGGCCAATTCTGGTGTCCACTTAGCCTTAAGCTTCTTGGTCTTGGCTGTAACAGCGATTGAATCAACCTTGATGTCGATCTCTGGGATGTTAGGGTTGTTTTCTAATCCCCATGCTTCATCACCTACAATTGAACCAAGTGCTCCGCCGTCAGCAAAGTTATCATCGATTACGAATGAAGCACTAACCGCGCCTGTTGTTGCGTCCAAAATGGCAGTTTCCAAAGTGACCGGATCGGTGCCACCTGCATAAACCAAGAATATGGTATCACCAACAAGAGCTGTATTGGAGGTATTTTTAGAATCGCGAGTGAGGCGACGAACTTGTGAGGCGATGACTGTTTCACCGTCATCAGCTAATGATGTAATTGTTACATAATCTTTAACATTGAACTGCGGAGCTGGGGTACCTTTCGTGAAGACGGAGAGAGGTACTTCCAAAACTACAGCGGCTGTGCCCGCTGCGATGTCCGGATCATAACGGACCAAGCCGTCATTGAGTAGGCCCACATCCAAGACATTCGAGCCGGCTTTAATTCCTGATGAAGAATTCCAGTTATTGTCACCAATGGTTCCGCTGGATACAGATACAATATTGGCTCTGACGCCGGTTGACCCGGTTGGAGAGGAGTAGCCGTTGTTAAGAGCGTAGAAACTCTCTTCGGCTTCTTGTCCAGCAAGAGAAACACCGCCGGTCAATTGGGAGCCGACAACGCCACCACCGTATACAGAATCACCTGCTTCCGATCCGAGGCGAGAACGGTCAAGTTGGAAGTCCAAGAAGAAAATGAGACCAGATGGCAAGCTCATTGGCTGAACTGAAACAAGATCGTTAGCGATTAATCCGCCGAAAACACGACGAACGATTGGGAATGCAACAGATGCGAAGCCTTCGACGTCGCTTCCTTGCATTGTAGAAGCTTCACGTAGAAGTTCCTTTGCTTGATTTTCTAGAAGTGCGGCCATACCTTGACGGCTACGCTCGTTAGAGATTCCTTCCAAAAGACCTGTCTTTTCCCACTTATTGAGAAGAGCAGCTCCTTCCTTGGAGAGGTCACGTCTAACAATACCTTCTGTTAGTTTATTAATAATTGACATTTTAAAAATTCTCCTTTTAATTTATTTTTTTTATGCCAGCCAAAATTTGCATTCTGTCCGTTATGGGAGAACGCTGTTGTTTGGCTTCTCTTCTGGGTAAAGTGGCAGTAGGTCTTTCGATAGTCTCGCGAAGTGATTGTGGTCGTGCTTTACCCGTTACACTACCCACTGCGCTTTCTAGAGTTTCGAAAATAACCTTTGCGTCATTAATTGAATCTGCATTTGACAAAGCTTCGACAATTTTTGATTTTTGCCGCTCATTCAAGGAGTTGTTTGTTAAAACTCGATTCGTGTATAAAAGTCTTGCGTTAGAAAGATTCACTTTATCAAATGATTCTTTTAACGTCTTTAGTGCTGTGCTCATTTTTGTTAGTTGAGCCTTCAATTGCGTATTGTTTTCAGAAAGTCGGTCCCTTGCCGCTACGAGTTCCATGTTTTCTTCGTGCGCTTTTGTGGCTGATAACTGTGCCAACCTCATTTCTTCCTTATATCTCATAATATCTTCGGGAGTACCAGCCCAGCCGGATTTTTGAGGATCAATATCTACTACCAATTCTTCAATGATCTGCTCTAGAGATTCTACATCTACTTCTTCTTCTAAAGTTGCTTCGACTGGAACTGCTGCAACTTCATTACCCGTAGCCAAAGAAGGTGCTTCCATGCCAACTTCCAAATCAGCGGCCAATTCTTCGTGAGATTCTTGGTCACCCATAAGATCTCCTTCGGCGGCGGCTAGAGTTTCTGCCATATCTTTTAGTTCTTCCATGCTAAGTACTATTTCTTGATCAGCAGAAACCTCTTCTGCCTCCAATCCCATTGGGATGCTGTCCTGCAATGATTCAGATTCATCGCTTGCAATATCAGCGGCGGCATCTTCCTCTTCTTGTTCCAAAAGAGATTCGACAGCCTCTTTAATGTCGCTTGAATATTTATTTAAA